TGCGGGACGGCCTTTCTCATCGCCTTTAGCGAAATCGACGGGCTTGCTGTCCATGCCAGCTTTACCTGAGTTTGCGTCTACTGGGCTTTTTGTATCAGCGCCGTTGTCTCCACCGTGTGGATACTGAAGGCCTACTTTCTGTAGAGCAACTGCTTCTGCAACAACTTCTTCGTCTGCATCAACATCAATGTCTACTTCCTCACCTTCGTCGCCTTCGATGTCTTTTAGATCAGCGTCCATTTCATCGTCACGACCTTCTAGGTCATCGGCTTTGCCCATTAATTCTTCAAACTCGGCCATTAATTCGTCAAGTTTGTCTTCGATGCGAATAACTGCATCTTCAACTTCTTCTGAGGATGAACTTTCTTCTTCGTCACCTTCAATGTCGAAAACTTCTTCAGAATCAACCTCGATTTCTTCTTCGTCTTCACCTTCGGCAACACCCTCTTCTTCAGCATTGATCTCATCAAGTAGATCACCTACTTGACCGCCCATGCCTTCTTCAAGGTCATCGTCCATTTCCATCATTTCTTCTTGCATGATGTTTTCGTAGATTTCTTTAGATTTCTCTACTACAATATCATGAAAGAGTTCTTTTGCTTGTTCCTCATTTTCATTGATAATGAGGTCAATAAGTTGTTCAAATTTCTTGTTGTCCATTATAATGTCTCCTGATTAAGAATGGCTTTGTATAGTTATTTAGTGCGTAGTCAACAAAACTACGTTTTAAGTGCTACTTTTTTGCGTTTTTGGTAGATTTTAGGTGAATTGTAGGTCCAACCAAGAAATTTGGTTGAAAATTGATATAATATTAGATGCTTGGAGCGCCTTCAGCCTCAGGTTTTGCACCGTATTGTTTTCTCACTTTGGTTAGATGTTTAGCTTTTTCGTAGTTTCTTACGTCTAGCATTTTACGTAATTTACGTATTTGATTTAAAGTAAGTTTAGTTTTTCTAGAGGTTCTCCATACAGGTTTGCTGTTGTCTTTGTCAACATCTTGAAAACCCGGAACTGGTGCGTCAAACATCTCAAATAATTTCATAGTAGTATTTAGTCAAACAAGTTTTTTTCTAGCAAGAAAGGCTTTAAAATATCGTCAAAGTACTTCTTGTGCCCTTCTGCATTTGGATGTACATCTACTTCTGATAGAGTCAACCCCATCGGTGCAACATATTCGTGTATAGCAGGAAAGACTCTTGTATCATGATCTATCTGTCTGTAAAGGTAGTTGATAATAGGATGATCTTTAAAACTGTCTATGTCTACATATGTGTGTTTCATATAGTACTGCTGGTAAAAAGTAATACCGTGTAATTTACACAAGTTTTGTAACATGATCATGTTTTCTAGCGAGAGATGTAACGAGTGAATGTTATGTTTGTCGTAATCTCTATCAGTGACAGGTTCAGTAAGCATCACATAGTCATTGATAAATTTAGGTTCTCTATGATGCCAAGCTGAGTGATACCAGCCCCCGTCAGGATTATACTGTACGAAATAATGACCGTGTTTATTATTGTATTCGATTACATCAATCCCATCTTTATTATTCTCAAGATTACAGAATTGTATGTCCCAATCATCTCCGCCTGAGTGACCCCAATGATTTTTGATCTCGTTGATGTAGTCTTTGTTTGTTATGTACCAAGTTTTACGATCATTGCCGCTCCAAGATACTACTACTGCTATTTCTTCTGGTTTTACCCCTCTTTCGAAAGCATCCATAATAGCATGTGTTGATTTTTTTTGAATCAGTTCTTGACCTTGATGACCCATGCCTCTATGATCGAAAGTAACTTCAGGATCGATTGTCTTTACATAATGTTCTAATAGATGAGGCCAAGTCCAGTCAGTAAGCGGGTCAGCAAAACTGCAACCGGATGTGATAATATGTTTTATTTTCATTAAACACCCGGAGCTGGAGGAGTAACACCGGCTGCGGGTGCGGCTGAGCCTGCATCTACTACAGGTCCTGCAACGTCAGGGCCTAAGTCTCCGGCATTTTCAGCTTCTTCACCTGCTTCGATTTCTTCGCTGGTATCAATGTCAGCATCAAAGTCGCCAGTAGATACACCTACGTTTCTTAAATCAGAACCTTGAGGATCAGAATCAGTTGCTTCTGTATTTTCTTCTTCCCAAAGTTCTTCGTTACGTTGAATTTCTTCTTCGCTCAAGCCTAAGAAACGTTCCATAGCAAATCGTTTACTGATGTAAGGGAATGCTTCCATTGACGAGAATGTTGATACTCTTGCAGTATCAAGTTCGCTTTGACGATAAGCGGCAAAGTTTTGAGGTGGATTAAATGTCAACTGGAACAATCCAGTATCAATGTTGAATCCTCTCCAACGCAAGAATAGTTTAAATTCTTCGTCTAGTTTTTGACAGATATAGTTCTGTAGTCTTTCGCAATACTGGTTAAATCTAAATTCTTGAATCATTGCAGTACCAACACGACCGTCATTAAGAGGGGTAGTGTTGTCATCAGGGCCAGTAGGCAAGTATGAACTTGGTACACGTAGACCACGTGCTAGTCTGTTATTGAAGTATTTCAAGTCATCGATCTCACCCAAGTTTTGTCCACCGGGTAATACTTCAACTGAAGAACCTCTACCTTCTGCTGTTACAGGGAAGAAGTAATCTTCGTTCATTGATAAAGGGTTATATGTAGCATCAACTACTGATGCGCCACCATGAACGCTTGGAATACGTCTTTGGTGAATCTCGTTCTTGATTCTATCTACAAACGCCATTGCTAAGTGACTTGGCATGTTACCAACGTCAATCTTAAACATTCTACGCTCTGGCGCACGTTGTACACGATAGATAAGAACAGCGTCTTCTAATAATTCTTTCTGCTTATAAACTTTAAAGATGTTTTCTAAGATCGATTGTCCAAAAGGCCAGAAACGATCTAAGCCTTCAGTCAATGACAAATGTACTACGTGTTTTGCATCAATAGCAGACTCAGCTTGTCCTAAAGTAAATCTACTACCCGAAGTATTAAACGGCATCGATGGTACTGTGTAGCCACCTCCGCCGGCTCCCCCTCCTCCACCTGTACCACCTAACCCTGTAGTTGGGTTAGCGGCAAAGTCAGTGTTGTTCTTTTGTGCAACTGTTAAGTTTTGTAAGTTAACGTTAATATCTTTGATAACGTATTGATCAGGTAGCTTACCTTCACTTTCATTAACGATCACTTTGATAACTTTAACCATATCAATCCAGTACAGTTTAAAGTTTTCTGGATCACGTACAAATACTTGATCTCCGTACTTGATAGTATTACGGAAAATCTTGAACATTCTAGTGTCAAATTCGTTTAACTTACACCATTGCTGTAACTGCTTCATCAACAGTTCGATCTCATTTGGTGTTGGGTCTTCTTTAAATTCGATTGAAAAAGGTGTCTTATTGTGTTCGTTCTTTTGTGTAGAGAATTCAGCGATGATATCTAAACATGCATTGATCTCTGCATCAACGTCCATCATCTCATATTGATTGTAACGTTCGATTCTGTTAGGGTGACCTGTGTAGACTTCAGGAAGTCTACTCATGTAGTTTTTATAACCAAAATCTGTGTTTACGTAAGGGGTTTCGCTGGGGCCAACGCCATTCCAAGATCCGGAATTACTATTGATTCCCGAGATAGGACTAGACTGTCCGCTCTTGTTTGTAAACTTCTTTGTATATGGCATCGGTTTTCTCTTAATTAAATATATTTAGTTACACTTTACTGTACTGTAACATTTTGCCTTGGATATCGTTGTTATCGTCTAGTTTGGAGACCATCTGAGTTAAATGTTTCTCTAACACACCAACCATTGCTCCGTTTTGTCCGTCTAGTTTATCTATCATCGTATCCAATTTAGTAGATATCATAGCGTAAATTTCATCGTCTCCCATAGGAGCTTTTTCTTCAACTTCTTCTTCTACTGTTTCAGGTTTACCTAGCTTTTCAATAAGAGAACCTATATCAGCCAAACCTATACCAGATAAATCTTGCGCTGTCACGGTCATCATGTCAGTAAGTCTAGACAGTGGATCTAGATTAACTTCACTATCTTGTTTGCTAAAAGATTCACTTGTTTTTGTAAAAATATCTGTTATACCAGAAGTTAACGATCCTATATCAAAGTTTTTTGTCAAATTACTAGTAAAATCAGCAAAACCGCCTGTTAACGATTCTATATCAACATTTTTCGTCAAAGTGCTAGTCATATCAGTAAGAGCGCCTGTTAACGAACTAATATCAAGCGATTTTCCAATGTCTAAAGATTCACTAGATTTTGAAAAATCTTTTGACAGTGCTAATCCAGATAGGTCAAATTCTCCACTAGATATTTTACCTAATTTAGCTAAAACACTATCTTTTTCAAGTGGTATTTTTCCTAATTTTGCTAAAGCACTATCTGTATCGGATGGTACGATCATCTCGTTTCCGTGTAGAGTAGCTGGGTAACCTGATTCAGGACCCATAGTAAGTCCACCGTCTCTTGCAGTTACTTTAGAATTTCTAACCATGTTAACAATTTTAGGTGCTCTACGACCAACTTGAGTATACCACAAGCTGTCTTCTAATCCTCTAGCGGCACCTTCAGTATCACCAGCACCTAATTTTCTGCTAGTATTAGGGAATTTTCTAGGCCATCCTCCGCCCATGTTGAACGTGAGGTCAATAAGTGCTCCTTTACCCATTGAATCAAATTTGTTGAATCCAGGAACATTAGATTGTGCTTCTTTTTTATGTTTTTCATAATCTTTGTCGAATAAAGCATTTACTTCAGACATACTGAATTCACGATTCCACGCAGACGGTAGTGATTTACCGTCACCAATCAAGTGTCCTACACCAACTGTCCATAATCCTAAACTGTCTTTATACGGTCTTGTACGAACTCCTTCGTG